GGACTACACCCATGATGACTACAAAGACTTTTGGCATCAACCTGACATTCAATCTAGTCTTGAACGTTGGATGGCACCCATCGGCGAGACTGCACGACAAAACAATGTTCGTTTGTCGTTTCACCCCGATCAGTTTGTAGTTTTAGCGAGTGACCGTGAAGAAGTAGTAAATAAGAGTATTGAAGAATTCGAATATCATGCTAGCATGGCTAGATTTATGGGCTATGGCAAGACGTTTCAGGACATGAAGATCAACGTTCACATCAGTGGTCGTAAAGGTCCTCAGGGTATCAGAGATGTGTTTGGTAGACTTAGCCCCGAGGCACGAAACACACTTACACTAGAGAATGAGGAATACACACATGGACTATCTGACTGCTTATCATTATCTGACCTCGTACCTACGGTCATGGACATCCATCACAATTGGATTCGTGAGGGAAATTATATTTCCCATAATGACGACCTTGTTAAACAGGTTATTGATAGTTGGCGTGGTGTTCGCCCTACTCTCCATTACAGTGTTAGCCGCGAAGATATACTCGTCGGCCATTCCGGATCACAGTTACCCAATCATGGTGCGTTGATTGAATCAGGACACAGTAAGCAGAAACTTCGGGCACATAGTGATTACTATTGGAACGAAGCTGTGAACGATTGGGCAATGACCTTCTACGATAAATTCGATATGATGTGCGAGTCAAAGGCTAAGAACTTAGCCAGCTTCAAGCTATATGAGGAATATGTTAATGTTTGATAAGTTAAAAACTATGTTTAAGAAGCAGGAGGTAGCACCTGCTCCTCCTCCTGCTCAAAAGAAAGAACGAAAGCCACGTAAACCCAAAGAGGTTAAACAAGAGCCTAAGTTATCTGAAAAAGAGTTAGCTACACAAAAAGGTGAGCCATACATTAATGTAATTCGCATGGACCTTAATCCTAATGATATTAATGCAGGTGCATTTGAACTAGATTGGAATGAGAAGTTCATTGCTAATTTGGTACGTGCAGGTTACTCTATCAAGCCCAATGAAGCTGAAACGGTTATCGTGGACCGATGGTTTCAGACAGTTTGCCGCAATGTGGCCCTAGAAGTCTATGAACAAGAGCAAGCAGACCCCACCAAACGTGACGATGTTCGGGTAATTAGAACTAGAGATTTGGGCGACGGACGCACGGAAGTTAGTTAAAAAAGGTTGCATCTTTTTCAATTTCGTGTATAATAGCACTGTGCTTCAAATAATATTTGTTTCACAGCCATTAACACAGAAAGGAAAAATATGGCAACACCTACTTATAAATTCACATGGGTCCCTAACTCTAAACCAGTCACTGACACAGATCGACCAACTAATGAGTTAGACAAACAACCAGGATATGTTGATTCTCATGGAATCGAAGACTTGGCAAAGTTGTTTGCAGAGAGCCCGGAGTTCAATCAACTCAAAGAAAAACTTGAAACCGCAGAGTTCAAGACTAGCCGCAAAGGCAAACCCCAACGATACAATCAAATGCCCAAGATGAAACGAATTGCTATTCGTCATCTATTGTCAGCACTTGCGGTTCAACGAAAAATCGATTTCGATCACCTAATCCGAATCATCACTACTTGGGACAGCCGTCGTCCTGCAACTATCAACGTTATTAAGTTGCCCAAGAGTAATACATGTTATATTACAGATGGTCAGCATACTGTGCTTGCTATCGCATTACGTGCCAAGCTTGGCATGTTCCCTGATATCGATCCTAAAGATTGGTTAGACATTGAAGTAAACTGTCAAGTTGTTGAGACTAGCGATTTCAGTTTTGCACGTGAACACTTCTTGGGAATCAATGGCTTGGATAAGCTACCTATCATTCCTTTTGAAATGCACAAGATTCATGTGTTCGGTAAGCGACTAGATAGTCCCACTAAGGATACACAAGAAAAGTATGAACTTGCGAATCGTATTCAAACAGAACTTGAATCTTGGAAGTTGTTCCCTGTTCACCCTGATAGTCCTGATCGATTCAAGCCCGGTGCGCTTGTACACAGCAACTTGCTAACTAAATTAGATATGCATGATGTTCGTTTCTTTGGAGAGAACCACTATAACTACTGGCCCCAAGAACCTCTTGATGCTATCGAAATGCTTCCTTTTCAAGAACTGCGTAAGAAGCTAATCAAGGAAGGTGCGGACTTTACTACACAAGATTTCAAAGAATTCATGCGTGACATTAACGCATTAGTAAAGGAAGTTGCAGGTGGTTGGCCCGAATTCAAGAATCTGACTCAGGCTTTGTATCCCAAGTACTACGAAGATGCGTTCGGTGACAGCCCTGCAGGTTGTCCTAAAGATGCATCACTGGTTTTGTTGTTGCAATTGTATCTCAAGGCAGGCGGTACATATCAGTATGTTCCTAAGAGCCTGTACACTCGCTACTGTGAGAACAACACTACCATGTTCAAGCAACTTACTCCGTCACAGAAAGCAAAATTCAAATGAGCATGTTTCTGTATATTGCTGAAGTATACGGTAAAGTCAAGCCAGGGATTTCTAAGAATCCCTCGGCTAGGATGCTATCGTATGATAAAGGTAACATGAACCCATGTGTTCATTATCTATACGTTTCAATTGATGGTTATGACGAGCATGTAAAGAACTGTGAAAGTTACATCATGCGACAACTATTCCCTTACTTGGAAAATCCACAAGGAAATCACAAGCCAAGTGAATATGTTGATCCAAAGTTCACACAGATTACACACGACTATGTGCGTGATTTGATTGAAGATAGGATCAAATGTCATCCATTAAAAATGAAAAGGGTAAAACAAGTATTCTTACCCATTACACGATACAACATGAAAACTGTTGTTGACGGTATCAAGAACTTTCCGGATAAGTATCTTGAAGATGTGGCTTGACAAATAATCTAAATAGTAGTATACTTAGCGTTACTTGTCTAACTATATACATTCCCCTCACATGAAATACGCACTCATTGACACAGCTAATACTTTCTTCCGTGCCCGTCACGTTGCATCACGTAACAGTACAGCAGAGGAGAAAGTAGCAATGGCATTGCATCTAACCCTCGCAAGTGTGAATATGGTCGTTCGCAATCATAAGATTGACCACGTTGTATTCTGCTTGGAGGGTCGTTCATGGCGCAAAGACGTTTACGAGCCGTATAAAAAGAACCGCATTGTGGATACTCTTTCCCAGACTGAGGAAGAAATCGAAGAAAACCAGATGTTTTGGGATACTTACGATAAGTTCACTACATTCCTTCGTGAGAAAACTAACGTCAGTGTTCTCCGTCATGAACGTGCTGAGGCAGACGACCTCATCGCACGATTTGCACATTTACATCCCGATGATACGCATTACATTGTTAGTTCTGATTCCGATTATGTTCAGCTTATTAGTGAAAACGTGCACCAGTACAATGGCATCACAAATGAACTTATTACCCTCAATGGATACTTCAAAGATAACGGTAAACCCGTATTGACTAAGGAGAAGAAGCCCAAACTTATGGAGGATACTCCCGAGTATTTGCTATTCAAAAAGATCATTAGGGGTGACGGTGGCGATAACGTTTTCAGTGCTTACCCAGGTGTGCGTGAGGTCGGTAGCAAAAACAAAGTAGGTATCAAAGAAGCATTTGAGGATCGCAATAATCAGGGCTTCAAGTGGAACAATTTCATGTTGCAGAAGTGGATGGATCACAATGACAATGAAATTTGTGTACGTGATGCGTATCAACGTAACCGTATGTTAATTGACCTTACTGCACAACCTCAAGAAATCAAAGACGCGGTTGACCACCGTATCAAGGACGAATTGTCTGTTGCACACGTAGGGCAAGTTGGCATTCACTTCATGAGATTTTGTGGCAAATATGAACTGACAAAAATCTCAGAGCAGGCTGAGGCTTACGCTAAATGGCTTAATACTCCATACATAGGACAACTCAATGAACATTGAAATTACAAAATCTTCACTGAGGACCATCAAAAAGGGTGATCCTAAGTTTATACTTAGAGACGGTTTCAAGATTGCACCACGTGCAGGAGTCGAAATAAGTAACGAATGTCCTAGAGAGTATAGACTAATTATTGCTACATGTATGGAGAAGGGTTGGCTCAAGCCTTTTGCTACAGTTAAAGATACCGAACTGTTTTGGGAAGAATTTTCAAAATGAAAAAGATTTATTACATTAAAGAAGGACGCAAATATGTTCCAGTTGCAGAATATGATAGCGACCTTTTGGATAGCTTTCCAAAAGGCACTCACTTGGTTATGGTTTATCCCGGAGGCACTAGTCGCAGGTTCAATATTGATCCTAACTATGCCGCGATGATTGCGGCAGGTAGGGTAGCAGAGGATGCTATCTGTAAAGCTATCAGTAAAGCAAGCGAACTACGTCCAAAACATACACCTATAACAGAAGCACAACGAAAAGCTTGGGCTAAGTTAGCTAAAGAAATGGGTGATGAATTATGTACCCTATACGGGCTTAGTGTTCATGACTGCGCTGAAGCCGGTGTTAAGGCTATGATGGAAGAGGCTAACCAATTGATGGAAAATCCTTCTGTCAAAAAAGCATACGAACATTTCATGTTAGTGTGTGAATTGACTAAAGAAAAATAAATGAAAACAAGGGAAGAGATAATAACATCAATGTGTTACACATATCGTCATGACTATGGATTGAACCGTAGTCATGACGATCCGCCTTGGTTATCAGGTATGACAGATTTTGAACGCAAGGGATTGTGGCAAACAATGGCACATATTTTTGATAACGATATCGCGCCACACATGAATCCCAAAAAGAAGAAAGGTAAAAAATGATTGATTTTAGACTTAGTATTAAAAATCCATTCAAATGTTCTGAGTGGCGCGACCTTTATCAAGGTGAATGGCTGATTACAAAGAACAAAGTATTTGAGATTGGATTCTTTAACTATAGATACAACCTATTTGAATTTCATGTTGGTTTAAATTGGTTCGGAAGTGATCATGCTGGTCCTGAACTTAACCTTAACATACTTGGTTACGAACTGCGTATTGCATTACGGGACAAAAGACATTGGAACAGCACAGAGAATAGATGGTATAGATACACAGATGAAGGAGTAGCAACATGAATATATTAATCGCAAAACCTATTATTAAAGATCAATATTGGGTCGTGACAGACGGTGAACAAAAAGTAGGCAATGTTATTGCTGAAGGTTCGGGGTTTAACCTCAAAATCAATGGTGTGAGCAAACACTTTGAGAACACGACTGAACTAAAGCGCAAAACTAGAATTCAGTTTGAAACATTAAAAACTAACAGATCAAAGGCTGACTTACCTTTTGCTACTTATCCTACTGTAGGAAAGGTCTATAATTCAATGTTGGACATCAAGCGTAAACTACACTTGTTTACAAAGACAACGAAAAGCAAGTGTTACTACGCCGCAGGATGGTTTGCTATCAATCAAAACGGTGAGTTTGAAAAGGTATTATGCCCTAAGTATATCTTTGTTCAACGCTACCCTTATCATGGACCCTATAAAACAGAAGCCGAAGCGGAAAACGTGATAAATAATCTATGATTCATATCAAACGTTTTATAGATAGGGTTTCTATGATAGAGAGTAGACAGGGTAAGGATTTTGTTATGCCAATAATTGAAGCACGTGGCTTACGTGATGAATTGGCTAAAATGCTTGCCGATCAATATCAAATGAATAGCGAGAAGAAACCTGACGAAGAACCAGTAATCAAGGTAGAAATTAAAGGCGGAAGTTTTAAATGAGTAGATCACAACCCAAGGTCTTGTTAGAATTAGTTGACAAGAAAACATACAAATGCGACCAAGTCGTTGAAGCCGCAGGTATTTGGGCCGTGTTCTATGATGGACAACCTATTAATCTAAAGAATCAACATTACTTGGATAATCAATCCACACCTAAATACAAGAAAACAAGTTTCAGTAATCCGGGTCACGCACGTAACTTATGCCGTAAGTTAAACACACAATTCAAAACAGACAAGTTCACTGTTGTCTTTATGAACTCGGGGTCTGTAGTATATCCCGATGAGCAATCGTAAATCACTAAAACAACAAATCACCGAAGCCGTATTGGCTGAAATCCCACAATCACATAGAATCTATCACGAACTACCAGTTGAAGATGTGATGTTCAAATGGTGGCAAACAGGAAGACAAGAGGGCCTTCGTTTAACTGAAGAGGGAGTTACTGGTTTTCATTTAGCTGAAATTGAATTTTATGATTACGAATTCAAACAAGATGGACAAAGTTATCACAGTTTTGTACTTGAACTGAATAAGAAAATCAAATGCCCCTATTACATTGGTGTAAATAAAAAAGACAAGAATAAGTCGTTCTACATTAGAGTTTACGACAGCAAGGTCGCAATGATGTTAGGATTGTATGGAAACTTGCAAGAGTATCTATCTTCTATAAAGGTAAAAAGATGACTGAAAAGAAAAACCCAAATCCATTCATTCAAATGGCACTAGAAGCAAAAGCACGTAATACTAAAATTACACCCGAAAAAGCTAACCAAATTCAAAAAGCAAAAGCACCTAAACCAACTAAAGGCTTTGGGTCAACAGTTACAAGAAAAACGGGCAGGGGCGGCTAAATAGTTGTCAACTGGCCTTGTCTCTGAGGCGTTATATATGTATACAGCAATAATTTCGTTCTGTATATTTTTAAAAGGAAACTTAAAATGAAAACATTAGCAATCGCCCTAATCGCTACATTGTCAGTAGCAACAGCAATGGCTCAGAATACAGCCCCTGCCGCAAAACCAGCAACACCTGCTCCGGCAGCTACAGCACCGGCTGCACCTGCTAAAGCAGAAGCACCAAAAGAAGAAATGAAGTTGGCTAAGAAGAAAGAAGATGCTAAGGCCGCTCCTAAAGCAGATGCCACTAAAAGTGCACCTGCCAAGGACGAAAAGGCTGCAACAGCAACTGCTCCTAAAGCGGACGCCAAGCCAGCAGGTAAGTAATCTAGAAGGCAGTGATGATTACGATGTAGTTGAAATAGACTTACATCGTAGTTATATAAGACCTAAACTAGTTAAAGTTAAGGATCTGTGGGATGATGACGCTGAATTACCAGATCACATCTTACAGAGACTAGCAGAAATTAGACACAAGGCTCTAGAAAAATATAGAGAAACATGGGGCTAATGCCCCATTTCTCTTTTATAGACAAATATTTTGCGCTATAATACTAGTGTAAATACTAATAGACAGTTGTAGTATCTGTTCAAAAATCTACTTAAACACACTTACACAGGAGAAAATTATGTTTAACACAGCAACTTACGCCTTTATCGATGGCGTTTCAGACTTCAAAAAACAATTCGTAGAACAAACAGTTCAACACGAAGGCATCAAAACAGCATTGAATGGTTTTATTGATGCACAATCAAAATACACTAAATCAGCCGCAGATGCAGGAATGCAATCAATGATGGCTTTAGGTATGATTTTTACAAGCAAAGATTTCTATACAGAAATGGGCGACCAATTCAAAGCAATGGTTCCAGCTTTCAACGTGAAAAAAACAAAGGCTAAGTAATATGATTAGCGTTCTATTAACAATCTTAGCACTAGCCATGGTTGGTATTATTGGTCCACTAATTGCAATGGTAAATGAATCTAATACATATGGTTCTAGATTAGAGGAATACATCGTCAGTAAGAATCCACAAGATAATTCTGACATAGAACGTCTAACTAGAGAATATGAATTATCATCAAGCAGGAGGTATCTATGAACACACTTAAACAACTTTTTAACAGTCTCTTAGAGGCAATTCAATCTATCAAAGAATATAAAGCGAGTAAAATGAAATGAACCAATGGCAACCGATGACCGATGAAGATTGGGAATGGGTTAATCATGGTACATTACCAAAACCCGTTGACATTTCAGTCAATACAAATTACAATAAACACACATACACTTTTTAAGGAAATAAAATGACAGACTTTACACCAAAATTGCCCGAAGTTAAATTTAACAAGAACGGCTATGAACTACGCACTGATATCTTGGCTATGGCTAAGGATATGGTTCAGAATGAATACAGCATGAAATTTCATGGTTGGGAAATGTCAGCCGAACGTGACCCAAAGACTAACCAAATCGTTAATACTGTTAAAATGCCTGAGTTTCCAGGTCTAGACAAGATCCTTGAGACTGCGGAAAAGATGTATGGTTTTGTAAATCAAGGCAATACAAAGAAGTAATTCTTAACAACTGAAGGCTCTTTAAAGAGCCTTCCTTTACGGCTATAAATAACAGCATGAATGTACTAATACTAACCCCTGACCGTGTAGGAAGCACACTACTACAACGTTTAATTACTATATACATGAATGCACATGTGTATGACAAGCCAGTTATAAATCTACATGAACTTACCAATGGTTTACAATTATACTATAGTGATGTCTACAACAAAGAAGTACTTGGTAAACCTAAATTTCATAAATCTTGGGGATACCATCAAACATTAGAAAAAATAACAGATTTGTTGCGTGATGCCAATCATTACAAAACAGGTCGTTTGGCTAGGTATCATATTGTTAATAGGAATGATTCATTGCAAGATCAAGTGCAATTCTATAATTATATTAACGAAAACTTTTATATAATATCAGCACGAAGAAATAATTTATTTGAACATGCTATCAGTTGGGGAATACATGGAGTATCAAATAAATTAAATGTATACACTCATCAAGAAAAAATTAATACATTCTATAACATTTATAAAAACGGAGTGACTATTCATCCAATTAAATTAAGAAAGCACCTAGACGATTATAAAGAATATATAAATTGGTGTGATACTTATTTCAATGTTACTTCATATTTTGATTATGAAAAAGACTTAAAAAATATTGAAAAATATATATTAGGACTAGATATCTTTCCACATCAAGAACGTAAATCTTGGGAAGACATATTTGATATCCCATGGCATGATTGGAATAGATGCCATAAATTAATTAGTGACTTTGGTGGATCCGATATTAAACTACTAGAAAACAATACTGTTACTGATTTAACTCCGGCTTTATTACAAACAAGTTTAAGTTTAGTTGACCAAAATTACTTAGCAACACATGGTGAAAAATATGTCAATGCGTATAAAGGCATAGCGCAGTTAGTTACACAAGGCGCTTTAGTTACTAATGTGCCTATTAAGTTACAGACAATGGCAGAAAAAAGAAATATAATTAAAAACTTTAATGAATGCATCGAAGTATATAATGAATGGGTAGATGAAAACGGGATGGGTATCAAATATACTGATAATGACCTAAAGCAGATAGCAAATGAGGAAGTCAAGACTTGGTATAATGAAGTTCCAAAAAACTTGTTATTAGAATAAGTTTACAATAAATTCAAAGCCCCTTGATTGGGGCTTTTTAACGGGCAAATAGTCACACGTTTGTCATCGTATTGTCACAATTTTCTGATTAAATATTCATGTAATACTAACACACAAGGAGCCTATTACATGAAAAAACTGACAGCATTATTGAGCGCATTGTTAATATCATCAGCCGCATTTAGCGCAGACATTACAGGAGCAGGTGCCACATTCCCATTCCCTATCTATGCCAAGTGGGCAGAAGGATATAAAAAAGCTACTGGCACAGGCATGAACTATCAAAGCATAGGGTCATCTGGCGGCATTCGTCAAATCAACGCAAAGACAGTAGACTTTGGAGCAACTGATGCACCAGTCAGTGGTGAGAACTTAGACAAGATGGGACAAGTTCAGTTTCCTGCTATCATTGGCGGAACAGTTCCTGTCGTTAACTTAGATGGCTTCAAGCCAGGCGAACTACGTATCACTGGACCAGTAATGGCTGAAGTGTTTATGGGTAATATCTCTAAGTGGAATGACCCTAAATTAACAGCATTGAATCCAGGTAAACAACTACCAGATCAGCCTATTACTATTGTACACCGTGCTGATGGTAGTGGAACAACATTCAACTGGACAGACTATCTTGCTACCGTAAGCCCTGAGTGGCTACAGCGTGTGGGTCGTGGCGCCGCAGTCAAATGGCCTGCAGCCACATCAGTAGGCGGTAAAGGCAATGAAGGTGTTGCAGCCAATGTGAACAGAATCAAAGGTTCAATTGGTTATGTAGAGTATGCGTATGTTAAGAAAAACAACATGATATTCCTACAACTACAAAACAAGTCAGGCAAGTATGTAAGTCCAGATGACCTAACATTTGCCGCAGCCGCAGACGGTGCTGATTGGTTCAGTGTTCCGGGTATGGGATTGAGCATCGTGGATCAACGTAATCCTAATGCTTGGCCAGTAAGTTCAGCAAGTTTTATCATTATGTACA